GGGAAAACGCTCACTCAGTGTCTTTTTCAACTGAGCAGAGCAGCCCGTGCGCTCCCGAAGCCGCCGGCGGCCTACGCCGAAACCGTTATGAAGAAGCACAGGGTGAACCTGACCTCTACATTTACGTGTTCCGACGCAGACCTGAGTTCCGCCCGCTCCTTCACAAGTCGCCTTATCCTGCGCCTTCTGAAGGATGGTGGAGAGCCTAAACCACGGTTTAGGTTCGGACGATCATCCTGTATCGAGATGTCACGCCGAGGAGGTGGCCAGTTTGGTTACCTCCGAGACTTGGCAAATCGATTCAGAGAGTCCACTCTCGGAGACCGGAAACTCGAATCTTGTGTCCCCAAGGAGCTCAGGCTTCCCTTTGAGGCGTATACGGAACACGCCTTAGAGGAAGGAACTCCTTGGTCGACCATGGGTGAGATCATGTATCAATGGCTGCCTCGGTACGCCGAGGAGTTTGGGATCGGGCTCGACGAGTGGGAAGTGGTGCGTGAGATGTGCTTCATTCATGAAGCTGCATTTGACGCACTGGACCTCGACAACTTGGTTGTTGAGGCCCTTCCCATCTTTGAGCGTGGTTGCAAGATTCGCATAGTCACAAAGGCACCTGGTGCTTTTGTCTATGCACTCCAATCTTGGAACACACTACTATTGGATCTCCTTGCAAGGGACCCAGCAGTAGCTCCGGCTCTCAAACTTGAAGACCAGCGAGAGGAGTTTGTTGAACTATTGGAGAGGAATCACCCCCTACCCAACGAGTTCATCTTCCGCTCTGCTGATCTAACTGCCGCGACTGATCTCATGCCACGCGACTTGTGCCAAGCCCTAGCTGAGGGCACCATTGATGGTCTTGGAATCCCACGGGATTCCAAGTCTGCGCAACTTCTGATCCTCGCCACCGGCAATCTCAAATGCCGGTGGGGGGGAGAGGAGGAGGTTACGTCGCGGGGGATCCTTATGGGTCTCCCGACATCATGGCCTCTACTGTGTATCTACAACATGTGGATGCACAGTAGGGCTTGGCGTGAAGGAATGCCGCGATCTTACAAAAAGGCGTGGGTGGCCTTGTATCGGGTCATCGGGGATGACTATGTCTCCCTGGTGCCCCCCAAGGTTAACCAAGCCTACACTCGGGTTCTCTTAAGAACAGGTGGTCTCCCCTCTGAAGGTAAGGACCTGGCCTCGGCCAAGGGCTTTGTTTTCGGAGAGGAGGCTGCTATAAGGGATGCCTTCGGTGTTCAGTGCATTCGCACTGTATCCGTAAGATCTCTACTGGGTGAGGCTGAATGGACCAGGAACGGTGCGTCAGTTCTTGACGTGCCCCTATCCATCAGTAGTGCGTTCGATAAGGCAGACTCCGGCTTGAAACACCGGATACACCATATCGTCCGCGACTCACATGCGGTAATGATAACCCGCATGCGGAGAGCCGGTATCCCGCCATTCCTCCCACGTTCTGTGGGGGGGGGCGGTTATCCGTCTCTCCGACCGAATAGAGAGTACCGGAAGGAGTTCCAGTACACGCGAGCGCTGAGGATACTTCTCTCGTCGATCAAACAAGAGAAGGGTACCAGCCTTCAGTTTTCGAAGCTCTCAACTGCCTGGTTCAGGCCTGCAGGTACCACCCTACAGTCCCCGAAATGGGCAGACGAGTTCATCGAGAAACAGGTCCGCGAGTTCGGTTTCAAAGCGTTGGTTAACCACCCGACCTCAATTTCCTTGGAAGACGCCTATCGGCAGGTCCTCACCTTCTGGCAAGTTGGTGAGGAGACCGCCTTTGGTGTCGTTTCCCAAGATAAATTGGATCCGACCATGTCTCAAATTGGGAAAGCTCTGCGCGGTAAAATAGCTGAGTTAAATCACAGCGTTCCCGCGCATCGTTTGAGCGATCTCACTGATAACATGATCGAGGGTATACGACTGGCCGTTGCATGGGTCACCATGAATTGCCGTGTCGACTTACCGCCGTCGTGTGGTTTCTTCTGTCCGTCAAATGCGTCTGCTACTTTCTTCTCGCAGGACAACGTTCCGGCCCACCATGGGTAGAGTGAGTCGGAAAGAAAACAAGGCCCCGTAGGGAACTATGCCGTCTTGTCGTTGTCGGGTCTTCTGTATAGATAGCCGGTGTAATGCCGGGGGGGAGTCGTGAGGCTCCTCCTCTGAACCCACGGGTTACGCTCAGTAATTAAAGGCTGAGTGCAAGTGGGAACATACTATCGCCTTGACCACACCGGCTACCACCTGGGCCTGCACTGCAGGCAATTCCAGATGGGTGTCGGGTGGGTAGGCCACCTACGTGAGGGCGTCACCCCTATGAACGTCGGTGTATAGAGTTGCTAAG